AAATTTGTACAGAAATAAAATCTATTATGGCAGTTCTAAAGATATTCAATGACATTCAAACCGAGAATGAGAAGAATTTTTGCAAGTACTTCGGAGAAGCCGAAGGAGTATGTTTCAAGGATGTAGACGAGTTTTGCGAGGCTATTCCAAAAGGTGATAATTCTATAGATGTACGAATACATTGTGATGGTGGTTCAGTAGTTGAAGGCTGGGGCATTTACGACAGATTGAGAGCAACAGGCAAAGATATTACCTGTACAGTAGAAGGTAATGCTGCGTCTATGGCTACAGTTATCTTGATGGCAGCACCAAAGGAAAGACGAAGAGCCTATAAGAATGCTCAGATATGTGTGCACAATCCGTGGGTGCCAGCTTATGCTCTGGGTGATACTCTTACGGCAGCAGAATTGGAGAAGGCAGCTTCGGATCTGAAAGAGACACAAGAAAAGATGCTCAATTTGTATGTAGAGCGTTGCGAATGTAATAAAGAAGAGATGCAGGCACTGATGGATGAAGATAAGTATATCGGAGTTGACAGGGCTATGGAACTCGGTTTAATTGGAGAGATAATCGCCCCAGCTTCAGCCAAGAAGCAAGGGTTAGTGTTTAACAACAAAAAAGAGAATAAAATGGCAGAAAAGAATGAGAAAGTAGAGGTTAAAGCCTCTTTACTTGACCGTGCGCTGGCGAAGCTGGGTTTGAAGAACATTGAAGAGCTGGCAAAAGGTCTGGATTTGTCCACGAGTGATGGGCAGACGTTGACCGTAGAGAGAGAGGATGGCGAGCCGCAGATTGGCGACAAAGCAAGTCCTGATGGTACGTTTGAGATGCCAGACGGTAAGACTATCGTCGTGAACGATGGCGTTATCACCGACATTAAGACATCTTCAAGTGGAGGCGATGAAGGAGGAGAAGGCTCGGATCTGGAGAAACGTGTCGCTGAGTTGGAAAATGAAGTGAAGGAGTTACAGGAGAAGCTGGAGAGCTCAGAAAATGCACGTAAGCAGGCAGAGGCTATGGCAAAGACACAAGAGGATTTACGTATCCTCAATGCTGTAAAAATTGCAGGAGGAGAGAAAGCTCTGGCGAACATCTCTTCAAGCTATAAACCAGAGCCAAGAAAGCCAGAGGGCACGAATGCTTCGAAGAAAGCAGAGGGTCAGGAGGACGAATCACCTATGAGAAAGGAGATTAACGCCCGCAGAAATGGGAGTTACAAGAACAAGAAGTAAAATTATAAGGAGAAAAGAAGATGACAAAATTTTTTGAAAACATTTCGGTCAATCCGAAAGATGTTACAGACCTCAAAGAGGTTATCCCATTGAGTATTGACCAAGATGAGGATTTCCAGCGCTTTACCCACCTTATGAAGGTAAAGAATGGCGATCCGGTGGCTTTCCTCGGTGAGATGGATGATGTAGGTATCAAAGGTAGCGGTTGTGACCCTACTTATAACGAGGTCGGTATTGCTAATTCTCAGAAGCGTTGGGCACTCGGAGACTGGCAAGTACCTATCAAAATCTGTTATGAGAGCTTGCAAGGTACTATTGCAGAGTACACATTGAAGACTGGCACACCGGTTGGAGATTTGACAAGTACCGAGTTTATGACCTATATCCTTCGTCCTGCTCTGGAGCGTCAGCTGAAGCGTATGATTTGGCGTTTCGGTTGGTTCGGTGATACTGCTGCTAAAGACATTGCAGGCGGTGGTACTCTTACCACTGGCACAAAAACGGAGCTATTCACTACGTGTGATGGTCTGTTTAAGCGTATCTTCACGCAGTGTACTTCTAAGGCTAACCAGCTTACAGCTATTGAAGCTAATAGCAAGACAACGTTTGCCGACCAGAAGAAGGCTATCCTCGGTAAGGGTGTTGCGACTGGTATCCTCGACAATATGTTGATGGATGCAGACAGCCGTATTTCTGCCGATAGTGGTGCTGTTATCTTACTTACTAAGGGCTTGGCGGACGCACTTACTTATGATATTAAGAAGTGCTATCAGAACATCATGCCATGGGAGAAGATTTTCGACGGTGTGGATGTTGCGAAGTACAATGGTGTTACGTTGGTACGTGTATCTATCTGGGACCGCTTTATCATGGCATACGAGAATACAGGTACTATGCTTAACAAGCCTTATCGTGCTGTGTATGCTAATATCAATCAGTTGCAGGTTGGTACTGATGCCGACGGCTTGATTTCAGACCTCGATATCTGGTTCGATAAGAAGGAGCGCAGAAACTATATCTATGCTACTGGTCGTATCGGTACACAGATTCTCGAGGATGACATGTTCCACGCTGCTTATTAATGGAGGATTGAATTATGGCAGGAATTTGCGATAGTATTATCAGTAAGGGTATCGAGCAGAATTGCGAGAACCCTATCGTAAAAGGTTTGGAAGCCGATGCAGTTATCTGTAATCGTGCAGATGTTGATTTCTCTAAGAGTGTATTTGATGAGAGCTTCAAGAATATGTTGAAGACACTTATCTTGAAGAGTGGAAAGAAAGGCTATCCTGTTGTACAGCAGGGTAGCAAACCTTTCACAGGCACAAAGATTTCGTTAGCCACTGGGACGTATAGAAATACGTTTACTAACGAGATTTCTATTGCCGTGCTTGATAATGGTCCAGACGTGGCTCAAAACATCATTGACGGGCTTGCAAACGGCTCATTCGTGCTCATTACTAAGAATGTGCATAAGGGAGAAGGTGGCAAAGCAGAGTATCAGGTATATGGATATTACCAGGGCTTGCGTGCTACTGCTATAGAGAGTGATAAGTATAGCGAAGATACAGACGGTGGCTGGCTTGTGACCTTGCAGGAAACAAGTGCGCCTAAGGCTGCTTTGTTCTACTTTAATACGGACTCAAAGACTACGGAAACGCAGTTTAAGAGTTTACTAACAGAAGCTGGATAAATGGAACTGGACGAAGTGAAAAAGACGATAGAGGAACTGAAAGGGCGCTTTGATGCCCCTTTCGGATCTTCTGATAAGTCTACGATAGAATACCTTTACTACGAAGTAACAGGAAAGACTTTTGTACCCACTTCGTGCCAACAGTGTTACCATGATGGGCTTATAGAAATTTATCATTACATTAAAAAATACGGAAAGATGGCAGAAAAATCAAATTACAGATTGAGAGCTGGTGCGATTATCAATTGCCCGACGTTTATGGGTGGTAAGGTTTTCACGAATGATAACCTTACTGACGAGGTGGCAAAGGATTATCTGGAGCAGTTCCCTGATAATGAAGACTTGTTCCAGAAGGTTCCCGAAGACGATCCGAATGCTGGAGACGGTAAAGGCAAAGACGGGAAAAAGTCTGATAACAACTCAGATGCTGGAGACGGCGAGAAGTAACGATACGAAAGAAGAGCGAAAATGAATGTAAAGACAGCAAAGAAACCACAGAAGCGTGTAGAGGTAAATTACGAACTACGCTTTAAGATGCAACGCTATGGTAGCGATAATCTTTATCCACAGAATATTGTAGATATTACCAATGCGTCTGGTACCGCAAAGTTATGCTTATCTCGTTATGAGAAGTTTGTTGAAGGTTACGGATTTAACAACGAGGCTTTCTCTGAATGGAAAATAAATCGAGATGGTGTAACTATGGATGACCTTCTGAAAAGTGTAGCGGGAGACCTCACACGCTTTGGTGGGTTCGCTCTTCATATTAATTACAATGTTCTGGGGCAGGTAACAGAGGTTAACTACCTGCCCTTTGAGCAATGTAGATTGGAGGAAACAGACGATGCTGGTGTAGTTGCTCATATCCTTACGCATATTGACTGGAAAGGAGAGAAAACTAAGAACGGGCAAAGGCAAATGGTCATCGATAAGAATATTACTCGTTTTCCTGTATTTAACCCCAATCCGCTGGTAGTAATGAGACAGATAGAAGATTGCGGAGGAATAGATAATTACAAAGGGCAAGTATTATGGTTATCTATTGATGGGAAATATCAATATCCAACGCCTATCTATGATGCTGTTATTACGGAGATTTCAACCGATGAAGGGTTGGGAAATATCAAATACAGAAATGTCCGTAATAACTTTCTCGTAGCCTGTATGTTGGTAACGAAGAAGGGACTGCCGAATGTTGATGAAAACGGAAAGGAAGTCGAGCAAAAGATGATTTCTGATGAGGATTTGAGACAGTTCCAAGGAGATACGAGGGGTTCAAAAATTTTGGTGGTTGAACTCGAGAATGGAGAAGATGAGCCGAAGGTTGTTCAGTTCCCAGCACGAAACTTTGATAAGGAGTTTACAGTAACCGATGAAAGTGTGGTCGAGCGTATTTATTCGCAGTTTCACCAAGAACTATTCTATTCTATTCGTATCGGTAAGTTGGGTTTTTCTGGTGATGTTATGCGTGATGCGTATGAATACTATGCAGGAGAGGTTACGAACGAACAGAGATTTATAGAAAGAGCCTTTACGATGCTATTCGCTAACTGGTATGATAAGATGATACCGCAGGATTTCTCTATCAAGCCATTAAAATATATCTCTGCTGACAAAAACGATAAATCTAATGGAGAATGAGCATTTAATAACGGTTGAGAGGTTTAAGGAACTTGCTCGACCGACGTCAAAACATATTGATGATGGAGAAGTTAACACGTTTATTCGCGAATGCGAAGATATATATATTATTCCGGCTATTGGTCTGGCACGTTTCAAGGCTTTGCAAGAAAATACGCAAGATGTAAAAAATAAAATACTTCTTGAAGGCGGAGAATATGAAGATAAGAAGGGGACATTAAGGAAGTGTTCAGGCATACGATTAGCCCTTTCTTATTTCGTCTACGCTAAGATGGTAATGTCAGATGGAGGATTGCTCACCAGAACTGGTTTAATGCAGCACAACGATAGTTATGCGTCCAGAGAGGATGATAAAAACAGGGTGAGGATGTATAACGATGCTATGGAGGTAGCAGAGACGTATCTGGGTTCGTGCCTGGCATACTTGAAGTGTGTAGAAGGAGATAACGTAAAGCCTATAAGAGGAACAAGAATAAGGATTCATTCAATCGGTGAGTAATGGCAACAATAAATGATTTAAGAACAAAGGCTAACTTGGTGGCAAATGCCACCGCAGTTGGAGAGAATACCGCAGGACGTGTGGGAGGTGCTTTGCAGGACGCTGCAGACCTTATCGCACAGCTGCTGGATAGTGTTAATAGCAATAAAAGTGCAGACGGAGCAAGGGACGAAAGTATTACTTCTTTGCAGAACACCCTTGCTAATCTACAGAAGGGGTTGCAGGATGAAAGTACGAATAGAAGTACCAAGGATGAGGCTCTGCAGGGGCTTATAACAGCCTTGCAGGGGCAAATAGAAACCTTGACAGGTAAGAATACAAGCCAAGCGATAGAGAGCTTTAACGAGGTAATTGCATTTCTTGGAGGAGTAAAGGATGACAACACCCTTACATCTCTTCTTGATGCAATAAACGTCCGTATTAAGAAGCTGGAAGACAAAAGCCTAAAGAATGATGTACCAGCAAGTATCTTTAATGCGACAAACGAGGTTCCTATTAGCGGATATTATGTGCTGTGTGATACTGACAATCAGAGTATCAGTGCAGTACATGCTGCTTGGAGAGCAAAGAAGGCTTTATCAGGTCTTATTCTTTCGTTTGAACTAAGCGCAGGTACTTGGAAGACGTTTCAGTATATCGGAAAGACGGTTACAGAGAGTAACTGGGTAAACACTGAAAATTGGAAGGACTTTGGAAGCCTCGCAGCGGGTAGCGAGACAATGGTTATTATCGATAGCCTACCAAAGCAAAACAAGGTCGGAGACTTCTATACTTTAGAAACGGCTCTTGCCTCTTTGCTCTATTGCCAAGAAAAAACAGGAGTAACGTATGCGAAGAAAGGTCTTATTATTAGCTATAGTGTATCAGCTAATAAGATGGAGACGAAGCAATTTCAGGGCGAACTGAACGATTTTTCCGAGATTGCTTTGTGGAAAGACTTTGGCGCAGGCGGTGGAGTACAGAAGACAAAGGATGAAGCGGAAGCTAATGGCAAAGATGCCTTTTCTACAGGTGGGGCTCATGCGCTAATACCGACTACATTAAAGGTCAACACCGAAGAAAAAGGTGTTGTAAAAATGCAAATGACAAATGCAGATGGTGACGGATTAGGCGACGAGGTTTCATTTGCAGTAGGCACTGGTTCTGGAGGAGATGGAGGAACGGTAGTATCTATCCTCTTCAAAAAGTCTCCTATGTATGTAAAGGCAGGCGGTTCTGTAGTCATGGAAGCCTCTATTAGGTCGGTACAGATGCAGGGGACCAGGGAGGTAACAAATAATATCGAAAGATTAGAGCTTATAGATAGGGATACAAAGCAAGTGCTGGAGACATTGAATGTGAATAAGTCTTCGAGTGCAGACAGTGAGACGTTCGACTTTCAGATTGATGTAAGTTCATACTTTACTAAGGCTGGTGCAAGACGTTTCCAACTTGTAGCTTATGACGATAGCGAACATTCTGGGAGTAAGAACACCAATGTTAATGCGGTAGATGTAACGATAGAAAGCGTCCAAACGCTTAATTACACCGCTAATACGGTGCTAAATGTTGGTGGCAGTGTAAAGTCCTTACAGATGTATAAGTTCGCTAATAATGCGAGCGATAAGGGTATATTAGTAACTACAGAGATATATCTATCTGGAAGATGGCAGAAACTTGGAGAAGCGACGGTATTAGATACCTACTCACATCCTGTAAGTTTCAACCCGATTAACGTCTTGGGTGGTGGCGAAACTCTTGCACATGGAGCATACCCAATTCGAATACATGGAGAAGATATCGGCAGTCGAGAAAATGGTGCTGTTGGTACTGGTGTTATTGGAAATTACCTTCACACGGCTATTATGGTAGTCGAAGAAGGGAATAAAACACCTATAGTGGCAACACGTTGGTATAGTGAAGGAGAGGAAGGAGTAAAGAAGCTCTACGAGACTATATCAGTCGATTATGCTGTATATGATGGTCAGAATACCGCACCAACAGCAGAAGTATTTATCAGTGAAGAGAAAGAGGCTCAGCGTGTATCTTATCGCTCACAGACATACACCTTCACAAAGAAGGTAACCGATGCAAAGATAGATGGAAGCGTTACACTCGGTGTTGTAGTTAAGAGCGGAGAAGTAGCAAGTCAGAGAGCAAACTTTCGTATCTTCGGAACTATGTTAGCTATTGAGGAGGTCAAGACACAAAGACAGTTTAGTCTTGATTTCTCAAGCCGTTCTAATACAGAGTCGGATCATACTATCAGTGATGCTGGTGTAGGATTAGACGTGGAAGGCGTAAACTGGTCTACGAATGGCTTTGTATCGGATAATTTCGGTACGATTGCAGCAGAGGGTAATATGGCTTTAAGAATTGCAGAAAATGCTACAGGAAAGCTCCATTATAGCCCCTTTAATGATACTGCTATAGAGCAGAACGGAATGGCTATTCAGTTCACTCTGATGAAGAAGAATATAGCAGAAGACGATGCGAAGTTGATTTCGTGCGTAAAGAATGGATTTGGTTTCTGGGTTGACGGAAAGAATGTAGTATTTACCTTTGATGGTGGGAAGACAGTAGCACATACGATTACAGCTGCTCTCGATGATAATGAGAGGACTAATGTAGCTATAATCATCGAGCCTGCTACAGTTGCGCCTTATACTGGTATAGGTGTGGCAAAGATGTACTTTGACGGCGAAGAAGTAGGAGCATGTTATTATACATCAGGTTCTTTGATTGCTCATAATGAAGAGGTGACATTCGATGGAACTCAAGGGGACTTGTATCTGTATAATATCAAGGCTTGGAGAACATACTTTGGTTTTGAACAGGAGTTTAACAACTACCTTCTTACTATGGTAGATACCGATGCGATGATAACAGAGTACGGATTCAACGATGTAATGGGTTCTGTTACAGCGGAGAATACGACGAAGAATAGACCGCTGGCGAAAAAGCTGTATGATATCGGTATACCTTACTTTGTTCTTTGCAAGAATAAAGACACAGCAGATAATGAAGCAAAGGATAATTATCCAGAATATCTGGAGGGCTTGGATGGAGATAAGAAGACTAAGAGGACATACGACGTATATGCTTATTTCCCAGACCGTCCATGGCAAGACTTCAAAGCTATTGGAGTTCCTACGACGAACCAGGGAACGACCTCATCTAAGAGACCGATAAAGAACATTAAGATGAAGTTTAAGACGGCAGTTATTACCCTACTCCACACCGCAGACGAATTTAGCGGTAAGGAGCTGGAAAAGTATAACGAATGTCTTTCTAATGCGGCGAAAAGTAAGATACAAATTCTCGATACTTCTTTGCCTACTAATATTGTTACGGTGAAGGTTGACTACTCGGAGAGCGGAGGTGCGAATAATGGTGCTTCGACAAATCTGTATAACGATATACAAAGAGAACTTGGAGCGAATTATATTACACCTGCACAGATGGCTTTTAATGGTACTACTAAGTATACTATTAACAGTTCTATCTGTTCTATTCCTTGCGCATTTTTCCGTACAGACAGATTTAGCCCAGATGCGACTTCGCCAAGTTATGGATATTTCCATGCGAAAGGAAACTGGAACGAGGATAAAGGAGACGCTAAGATTTACGGCTTTGAAGGCGTTGCAGGATATAACAAGGAATGTCTTAACTATGGAGACTTTTACGAGCTTGTAGCGGGAAAGAATCAATCTTTAGAAGTCTTTTTGAACGGACAGGACAAAAACCAGTGGGTATTCTATTCTGATGAAAAGAAAACGAAGACTTTCGATGTCGTTGTTGTAAGCGAGTTCTGCGGACCAAAATACAAAGTGTTCCGTAAGCAAGAGAACGGAGGATGGAGAGAAACTACAGGTACGATGTTGTATAACGGCTCTAAGTGGGTTATAACTGGCGATGTTGTTAACCCTGTAGAGAATTACGAACTATTGAAATATGACGCTTTAGACTGGTTTCAAGGTGTGAATAGCGTAGATGATATGCTAACGCTTGACACAGAAGGCAAACCTATCTGGATGCAATATTTTGAAAGTCGATACCCAGATAACGACGATCTTAATTCTCTGTACAAGAAGGGAAAGAAAGTTCCGTATCAGCTGTATAGATGGTTGCGTTTTTGTCAAGATTGTAACCAACATTTGACAGAGAATGATGGTACTATTTCTTTAGGTGGTAATAATGTTACTGGCACTAAGGCAAATCGATTAAAGAAATGGAAGCAGGAGCTACATACAGTAGCTAATGTGTATTCGGTTCTTTGCTATCATATATTTACCGACTATCTCGCTGCTGTAGACCAGAGAAGCAAGAATATGATGGTAGGCTTTTATCTCGACAGAGATGGTATCGTAAGAATGTATCTTAACCACCTTTACGATGGTGATACCATTCTCGGTAGTGATAATGACTGCGGATTAACTATTCCGGCACTGCTTGACCCGAATAACGATGAGGCAGGAGTATATCAAGGACATGATAGCGTGCTATTCGTCCAGAATGCTGCTGTAGGTAACGATGGGTTCTGGCTCGATGATAAGGGGCAGCATACTATTACGATGCGTTCTGTAGCACAGGAAATGCGTAAGTTAACGACTAAGGATGGACTTGTACCATTCTCGTATGCTGGTCTTGTAAAGTATTGGATTACCGACCGACTGATGAAGTGGCCGAAGGTGGTTAGCTCGTTTGACGGGGAGCGTAAGTATATTGAGCATAGCAAGGCTACGGCTAATTACTTCTACGCTTTACATGGTCTATCTATTCAGAGATTGAAAGACTTTATCAAAACAAGGTTCTTATTCCGAGATGGATTTTATCAGACAGGCGACCTATATAGCTCTGTAGTATCTATGCGTGCTACTGGTAAACTGGTAAGCGTGAAGATAAGAGCAGCTAAAGATGGTTATTTTGGTATCGGTGTAGACCGTGCAAACGTTGCGACAGATAGCTGTTATTTGAAAGCCGGTCAGACTTATACGCTACAATCAGGAATGACTAATACAGGTAGCGGTACGATGTTATATGTGTTCGGAGCAGATAAGCTGGAGATGTTGGATATAAGTGGCTGCACACCGTCCCCTGCTTCGTGGGATATTTCCGCACTTACTTTGGTAAAGGAGCTGGTTATCGGTGGAGCTAATTATAAGCTGCAAAATAACAACGAGGGGTATCTTACCAATCTTGCGCTCGGTAACCTCCCGTTCTTGGAGGTATTAGATGTGCGTAACACCGCTATTACAAATATCGATGCTCGTTATTGCCCACGTTTGAAGAGGGTACAGGCTACTGGGTCACAGCTGACAAAGATAAATGTCGCCGAGGCTGGTAATATTGAAAGATTGGAAGTACCGGCAACTTATAAGAAGCTCGTTTTACGCTATCTGCCAAAATTAACTAATACAAGTATAGTATTAGAAAATTCTGGAAGTATTGAGACATTGGTAGTAGAAGGATGTGAGAAGATAGACCAGTGGGCATTAATGATGAAGTGTGTAGGCGCTACTAATACATCGTTAAAATACGTAAGAATTACAGGCATAAAGACATCTGGAGATGGAAACGAGCTGGAGAAGTTGAAGAGCCTTAACCTACAAGGAATTGATGCCACGTTATCTGTAAGCGCACAGCCTGTATTATCGGGTACCTATCGTTTGACGAGGTACACTGATGATACGACGTTAGAAGGATGGAGGACTTCGCTACCATTACTATCTATTAAGCAGCAGGCTTATAGCGATTACAAAGAATTTGACAATGTAGAAGATACGGAAAATATAACGAATGTGGATAATTCTACTGGTTATGATTTCAGTAAAGACTATGTAGCAAGTGGTCACATACTAAAGATAAGAAAGAAGAGTGTGCCGGTAAAGGGAAAATTCAACAAAGCAAACGGAAAGATGCACCTCACTAAGATTAGTGAGAGTGACTATACAAAGTTTGCTGATGGCAGTGCTTTTGACAATAAGGATTCACTCGGTGAACAGTATGATTGCTTCATGTTTATTCCGCACTTCTGGTATAAGGGTATTAACGACTTCAAATCGCAGGAGAAACATACCCTATTAAGCTCTAACAGAGAAGAGCCAGAGGCAACATTCACTAAAAAGAACCAACCGCTATTAAGCGAGTGCCTATATGCTGATGCGAAAGGTGTTATAAGTACAAAGGCGAATGTAGGGGAAATGTTTAACGATGAATGTCTGGGCGATCTGTCTTCATGTGCGACATACAGGCTTGATGTAGAAGGCATGAAGCAGGCTCGATATATTGGTTTGAATAACGCTACATATTGTGCAGTATTCGTTGATGGTAACGAGAGAATTGTAGGAAAGCATGTACTTGCAATTACTGGTATTTCAGGTAGCCCACTCGATTTTAAGAATGAGAACGGAGACTATATTTATAATACCGTTCCTTCTGGTGCTAAGTATCTATACTTCACTTGTCTACGTGGGTTGAACGACGAAGACCATATCGTACTATCTGTAGATAGTGATGATATTGAAGCTATCGAACCAGGATGGGTTGAGCATAAAGCAGAACTTATAGGTATCTACGGCGGAACTATAGACGATTTGGGATTAATTCGTTCTGTGAGCGGTAAGCAAACAAGACGAGGTAATGGTACAGGGAAGACCTCTGATGAATGGTTATACGATGCAGAAGGAAACCCTACCAATATGCCTTTAGGAACACTTAACTACACGTATCAAGACCTTCTTAACTTGTGCAGGCAACGTGGAAAAGGTTATCATTCGATAAGCTATGAGCAATCAAAGATTATGGCGATTTTGTCGAAATGCTACTATGGTAACAGAGATGACCAGAGGATATATGGTTTCGGATGCGGTTCTGACTATACTACAGGAAGGCAGGACGCTATAGGAAAAGCCGATACGGTATATGGGAACGCTAATAATATGCCAAATAAAGTATGGGGGCTTGAAGGGTTCATCGCTTGTATGTGGGAGGTCATGGATAATGTCGGTGTAAACGTATCTTCATTTGCTGCTTGGAAGGCTGCAAAGAAACCGGATAACGATAACACGATGCTTACTGATGCTAAGTGGCATATCTATGATGAGAAAGCAAAGTCAGAAAGAGTTGTGCAAGGTATTAATAGCTCTGGTTTTAATATCACTCGACTAAAGCACGGCAGGTTCTGTGATGTGATAGCCTCATCATTCTCTACAGATAGAAATGCTTTCTCAACAGGATATGCTGCACAACAAGCATATTCACATGCAAGGGGGCGGTGTGTGTTGCGTGCTTGTTACCATGCGTATGCGTATGGTGGTCTCGTTTGTGCGTATGCGAGTGACGCTTCTGCGAGTTCGGATACGAGCGTCGGTGCCCGTCTTGCCTTCGACGGAGTGATGGAAAACGAAAGCGAAATCGATAGCAAAGAGTAAAACGAAAAGCGAGGAGGTCTGGAGGTGGTGCGCCATCTCCAGACTGACCAAAGAAAGGCGGAAGTTCCTTTAGGCGGTGTGTGTTGCGTGCTTGTAACAATGCGAATGCGAATGGAGGTCTCGTTTATGCGAATGCGAATGACGCTTCTACGAATTCGAATACGAACGTCGGTGCCCGTCTTGCAATCTAAAGATATAATCATCTCTACGGCATACTTCTATGAATTGGAGGAAAGCAGAGGATGAGGGAACGGAGCCTCGGTAATAGCAGGAAACTGGAAAACCGAAACATCAAAGGGTGCAATCTATGATAGATGAGTACGATAACGGAAAACCTTAACGATTGCGAAACGAAGGAAAATAATCATTATGAAAAGATATGGAAATATAATACCTCAGATAATAGATGCTACAAATATGGGCAATGCTTTTGATGAGGTTGTCGGAGGGTTGAAACCGAAAAGAAAGGAGCACTACGAAAAGAAACGTTCCAGTATTCTTGAGGTTCTGACAGAAAGGATTAGAGATGGTACTTTTCATGTAGAGAATTATGAAGAATTTTGGGTACAAGATGGACCGAAGAAAAGGCTCATACAATCTCCTACGGTCGTTGATAGAATAGGTTGTAATGCCATTATGAGAGTCGTTGAAAAGTATGTCTATCCGACTACTATTAACACCTCAGCAGCGAGCATAAAAGGAAGAGGAATGCATAAGCTGTTTAGAAAAGTAAGAAGTGATATAGGTCATGACTTTGAAGGAACAAAATATTACTATAAATGTGATATTAAGAAGTTCTACCAGAGCATTGACCAAAAGCAAATGAAGAAGGTAGTAAGAAGGTACATAAAGGACAAGCAATTATTACCGATATTAGATAGCTTTATAAATCTCATGCCTTCTGGCTTATCTATTGGTTTACGTTCCTCACAGTGCTTTGGAAACATTCTGTTAAGTAGGCTTGACCATAGAATGAAAGAAAATGAGCATGTAAGATATTACTATAGGTATTGTGATGACATCGTTTTACTTTCTAACAGCAAAAGGAGGCTTTGGAAATGGTGTACTATCATCCACGAAGAAGCGGCGAAGCTGGGTTTGAAGATTAAACCAGATGAGGCTGTAAGACCTACGAGGGTTGGATTAGATTTCCTCGGTTATATAAACTATTGTACCCATTCGAGATTAAGGAAGAGAACAAAACAAAAGGCTGCAAGAAAACTATCCAAAGTAAAAAGCCGGAAAAGGAGAAGAGAAATAATCGGATCTTTCAAAGGTATGGCAAAATGGGGTGATTGCTGCAACCTGTACAAACAATTAACTGGTAGATATATGAAGACATTTAAAGAGCTTGGGCTGCAATATGTAGCAGAGGATGGTAAAAAGAGGTTCGGAGGTAAGCAGGTTAGCCTACGTACTCTTACTAATATCCATATCCGAGTCGTGGACTTTGAGAAAGATGTAACTACGGAGAATGGTCCGAGAACGGTAGTTTCTTTCCAGTATGATGATGGGGAAATGGGTAAATACTTCACGGCAGACAAACAACAGCTGTGGTATCTGGAGAAAATACAATCGATGGGAGAACTACCTTTTGAAACGATTATAAAATCGGAGACCTACGATAGGGGCAAGGTTCGTTATATGTTCACTTAATGGTAAGAGGTTATGAATTTTGAAAAAGTATACGGCGCAAAAGAGCGTCAGGACGGGCTTTATAAAATAGGGCGGAATAAGTATGAGGCACGTTTCGGATACGGCACTGACGGCGATAACGGATATAATTATCGCAAACAATACCGCTATAAGCCAACGCTGGAAGAGTTGAAGGATGAGATAACAGCTATCATTAACAATGCTGTCGACTTGAAGATACTATCTGGGTATCGATATAATGATAAGCAGGTATGGCTTTCGATGGAAAATCAATTCAACTATAAGGCTGCTTTTGATTTAGCCGTACAGACAAAGGGAAAAACGTTACCTGTAAAGTTAAAGCTGGGAACGATAGATAATGCCGAATATGAAGTTTTTGAAACTCTCGAAGAATTTATGGCATTCTATTCTGGTGCAATGGCTTTCGTACAGAAATGCTTACAAGAAGGCTGGGAGGAAAAAGATAGTATTAACTGGGAAAACTTCATTTACAATGAGTAGCATAATTTTATCGATTGCCGTACTGATAGCTGTAGTATACGCAGCGTTAGCGAGATTGAAGAGTGGCAAAGCATTGGTTTCTGTCTCGTCGATTTCCTATATCCTACCATCATGGATGTTTACAACGTTCTTTGGAGTGGAGATGCTATTATTATCTCCAGTTATATTTGAAAAGTTACCAGAGGTATGGAAGTTCCTCGGTTTTATCTGTATGTTAGGATTATGGGCTGTTGCAGCGTCACCTTATTTTCGCACGGAAGCAACGACATTGCATAATATTGGCGGTTTCGGTTTTTGCATAGTAGCTCAAATCATAGTAGGTATTATCAACCCTATTCTTTTGTTCGGCTGGATGCCTGTCGTAGTTTATATACTCTCTGGGTTGCTAAAGAGAAAAAAGAGAAGTGATATAACATTCTGGGCAGAGGCGACAGCATATATTATATTAATTATATCGTTATGGGAATGAGAAGGTTATTTGAATGGTTAGCGAAAGATGTAGATAAGGTTCTACACTTCGTTGTTTGTGTTTTTATTGTGCTCATAGCAACACGGCTTGACATGGTGGTATTTCACCATAACATCTGGTTTGCCGTAATGATTGGAGCACTGGTAGCGGTCATTGCTGGTATCGTCAAGGAGACGTGGGATTTTTGCGATGGCGAGCAGTTCGATATGAAGGACTTGCTCGCAGACGGAACAGGTGTATTCGCTGGAATGATACTGGCAGTAATATTAATGATATGAAGACTATGGACAGAGGAATAAGGAATACGCTTTTAGGTGTATTAGGAACCGTGGTAGTAGCGTTTGTCGGAGCGTGGGTACAGCTTAATTCACGCATATCTATCTTGGAAGTGCAGGTTAATAACGACCATCTGTTATATAATGAGAATAACAGAAAATCTCAGGATGATATGAAAGATATTAAGGAAAAGCTCGACGAGATTAATGTTAAGGTTACGCACCTTAACGATGTAAAAATGGATAGACCAGGAATGCAGAAAGGAGGTGACTTTTGAAACGTCTAAAATCATTAAAAGAAAGATGGAAGGCAACGACACCTTTCTTTTTCAAGAGAATTATCTATGTAGGCTCTATCTTTAGCGGTGTTGCGCTGGCTATTCATGTAGCATTGGTAGCTGGTAGCGCCGTCGAGCCCCAATGGTGGCAGGATATTTATCCGTATTTAATCGGTATTCCTGCAGGTATGGCAGCGGTTGCGAAGTTAACAAAAGAATAGGAGATAAAAGAGTATGGCAAAATTAGATGTATTAGCACCTTTCATTTTCAGTTATGAAGGCGTTTACGGTAACGATCCTGTAGATAGAGGAGGAGCGACGAAGTATGGTGTTACGATAGGTACTTGGAAGATGCAAGGGTACGACAAGGATAGAGACGGAGATATCGACGTTGAGGACTTGAAGGCTATAACCCTTGATGACGCTAAGATGATTATGCGTAAAAACTTTTGGAATAAGTGGCAAGCCGATGCCATTAAAGACCAGTCAATCGCTAACTGCTTGGTCGACTGGGTATGGGCTTCAGGTGTATACGGAATAAAGATACCACAGGCGAAGCTGGGTGTACTTGCTGATGGTGTGGTAGGTCCGAAGACGATTGCAGCACTGAACAGGCAAGACCCAAAAGAGTTCTTTGTATGGTTGAAAGATAGAAGACGGGAATACCTTCAAAAGTTCGTTCAGAACCAACCTAAGCAAAAGAAATTCCTACGAGGATGGCTGCGAAGGCTGGACGGCATTAAGTATGGTTCGCTCGTGTATAGCAATGGAAAGGAGGTGAGTTTCTAATGAAGAAGTTAATAGGAGTATTCTCTATAGTGGTGATAGCGTGCTTACTTGTAGGCTGTAGAGCAACGAAACTCGTACAGACACAAATTGTACATGACAGCGTCTATAAAACAAGAGATAGTATAGTTATAAGGCTGATAAAGGATAGCGTCTCAGAGCGAGAAACAACGACTATTCAGACGAAGCACGATACTATCAATGGAACAGATACGGTATTTGTCATCCGTGAGAGAGTTGTAGACCGTTGGAGAGTACGTACAGACACTTTGAAGAAGGTAGTATATGTGAAAGCTGCACGAGATAGTATATATATCAAACAGCCTGCACGGAAGACTAAAATAGAAAAAGAAAAGTCGCTACCATTGATGATATTTGTAGTGTGTTTAGTGCTTTGGATATTAGGCTTCGTATACATTCGATGGAGAAGATGATACAAAATAGATGGTGTGATACAGGAAGAGTATCGCACCATCTTATTTTTATCAGTTTTCGTTTTTACGGCGTCCAATTCTTTTCTGTGGTAACTTATATACTTGCAAGATTATCGAGTATTTGACGGAAAGCAACGTCGGCATGCTTTCTCATTATCTTTAAGTAGTTAAATATCGGTCGGTTGTTCTTTACAGATTGCCCGATACAATACTCTAATACTTCGAGGCTAATACCGAGGTCGAAACCATGCTGAACAAATGATTTACGTGCTGTATAATAGCATACCTTTCGGTAATCTTGTATATCGATATCCTTGGCAAGGCTCTTTATTGAGCGAGTGACATAGGCGAGAAAATTCTTATAAGAGAATTTATAACCGAAATCAAGCCTGCCAGTATTACGATTCATCCATTTGCTAATTAATTCCTTTGCCTCTGGCTGGAGAGTGAAAGAAATACGTTTATCGGATAGTTTCATATTGCGTGACTTATGCCGAGTATATTCAAGAACAGATACACCACGAAAATCTATCTCGAGAAGGTCTATAAGGTTGATGCCTCCGAGATAATAGGAGAGCATGAAGATGTCACGAGCAATCCTCTGTTTCTTTAATCGTGGTTGTGCGTCTCTAATAGCTCGCACGTCTTCTACTGATATATCAAGCTCACGTTCTGGGTCTGCTGGTCGTTTCCAATATGTAAAGGGGTGTACGCTATAGGTTACGAGTTGCATTCTTATGGCACGATTAACGATTGTACGGGTCATTGAAAGGGTCATACTGATGTATGTTTGTGACACCCCTTTTCGCTTTAGCCAACGTTCGAACTCTGATATAGTAATAGTACTAATTTCAGAAAGAAATACATCGCCTCCTGTAAATTCAAAGAAGAGCCTCAACGAGTTCTGAAGCATACCAGCATAAGAGCCTCGACCGTCCTCGATGAGTTCCTTCTGATATTGTTCTGATACTTGCTTAAATGTAACCTTTGAGGAATGAGTACGCATCGACTTTAGAAGGTCACGAAGTTCCTTGCAGGTATAATCTTCTGGAGAGTTAATACGCTCTAATCTCTCTTCATAGTCATTAAGGAGATTACGGAGCTTAATATTAATTTCATGTGCGTTAGGAACTCTTACCACTATTCCGTTATCGAACTCTGAAAGAGCGTTAACAGAATAAGGTGTAACGATGTAATGAGTTTCGGATCGGTGACCAATGGAAATACGAATCTTGTATGAACCATCTTTTGATTTTGTGTGCTTGAGCACTGCGAGTTTGATTGTTGCCATTATACTTAATTCTTAAAACGAATAGAAAAAACTTGCTTAGCGGTCCAAATTTGGACGAAATAAGCGTTTTTTTTATTCCCGAATAGCGTAACGGCTGGGGAGTTGAAAAAGAAAAAGTACCTAAAAACCAGTGTTATAGGTACTTTTTCAAGAGGTGATTCCGTTGGGATTCGAACCCAAGACCCACAGCTTAG